AGCCAAGCGGGTTCATTCCCGACCATGAAGTTGCATTGCCAGCACCAAGCGTGTTTTGACCGATAAGGCCAGGTGCGCCAATTGCTGGGAACAATGGTCGCTTGCTGTTGTCAAGTTGACTACCAAGTTTTGCCCATACGTTCGGTGAAACAACCATGTGGGTTGGAAACAAGTTTGTTGTAGTTGAAATGTTTTCTGCACAACCGTAGATTGCGGTCATTAATGAGCTTGCATCGCCAGCGGTAACAGTCCAGGTGAAACCTGATGCTTGTTTCTGTGCAACTAGGTAATCGGCTGCAATGTTGTCGGTTTGCTTCAAGTACTGGCCAGCAAGGTCATTCAAAATGATGTTCATTGCGGCTGGGTCTGTGAAGTCCATTGTTTGTTGGGCGATCTGGATCGACCCGGCGACCGTTTGCCGACTGACCGAATTCGCTGCAAGAACCATTGTCTGCGATGAAACTGCTGTGCCCTGTGTGCTTTGTACACCTGACGAAGTTGGCGTTGTGATGCTTGGGCGTGTAAATGAAATTCCTGAACCCTGTGGCATTGCACGAGTTCCAAAAGCATTTACTACGGGACGATATTGAAGGTTTACGTTTTGAAACAACGGCCCGAGCACTGGAACAGGTAGCAAACCTGGGGTGTCGCTGGTCAAATCCTGCGATACCGCTTCAATTGCTGATTGATTTTTGCGCGCTGCATCGTGAAATGCTGCGTTGACTTTGCGGAAAGTGTCGCCGCCAATGTGCATTGCAGCAAGGTATTCACCTGCTGATGGCATTTTGAATTCGCGCTTTGATTCAGCAAATACAACTGGGGAAGTTGGGATTGCTGCTTCGATTGGGGTTGCTTCGGACATGGTTTCTTTCTCCTGTTCTGGAACTTCTATTTGAATATTAGTGATTTCGGTTTCTACTTGTGGGATACTCTCGCCCTCGCTTGCGGCGACCTGTGTGATGACTGCATCGGCGAATGCTGGGCGGCCAGTGACTAGCGATAATTCAATCCATTCGGCAGCCTGGACAACCATTGTGCCGTCGTCTTTGATCTTGAATTTGGTTGGATTCACGCCAACGGAAACGCTGTCAATTACGCCATCAAGGCTTAGTTGTAGTGCTTCCTCGGCGCGTGAAGTTTTGCTGAAACGTGCAGAAAAAAACATTCCGTCTGCCATTTCAGTTCGTTCCGTGACGATGCCCACGGCCTGCTCAGAATCATGATTTACATAAAGTTTGGGTGCTTTGCCATCGGTTGGCAAACTGCCTGCTTCAAAAATGACTTTTGTTCCGTCGCTAACAGTTGCGGCGACACCGTAAGGAACGGCCACACCTGAAACTGTGCGTGATGGTACGCCTTCAACTTTTGATGCGTCAAGCGTGAGGTCGTGCGAAATTAGTTTCAACATGTTTCTAGTTTGACTCCATAGTTGGTGTTTGTGGTGGATTCATTTCCTCTGGGTCGTCGTATTCGCCCATTTCGCCTGCAACCATTTCGGACAGATACGATTCCACGTCAAATTTAACGATTGTTCCTTGTGGCAAAACGTTATTCATTGACAGTGTTTGTTCAATCGCCAGCATGTACGAGCGCGCTGCAAAAACGAGCAGATCCATTCGCGCGCCTTGGTTTGACTGGTATGAATAACTGCCAATGCTGTTTCCGTTGAGGAAAAACGGCACGTTGCACATTCTGGCTGCCTCTTTGGACTGATATTCGGCGGCTTCGTTCAACATCATTTTTGATGCGTCAACATCGGTTGGTTGCCATTCGACAAACTGGTTGATCGCTGCAATCTGATTCGTTTTGCGCGCCTGTTCAAATGACTGTGCCAAATCAGAAAGTTCTTGCGACGACAAAGGTTCGCCAGTAGTTCGCAAAACCCCGGCAGGAAGCGCCGAACTTGCGTTGCGCAAACGTGCCTGTTCAAGCGCCAATGATGTTGCGATGATTTGTTCCGACTGGTACAGGATGCCTTGATTGCCACCGATAATCTGAATCACATCGTCGGTTGGTAGTTGCGCGCCTTGGAAATAAATTTCGTTTGATTTACCGAAAGCAAATACTGGGCCTGACATGTCAAGGGTATTGACCATTGCAGCTGGAAGTCGCGTAAACGATGCAGGCATCCCGTCGCTAGTCCTGCTACTAACCCAGAGAAAGCATCTACCGAAAAACATGAGGTCATCAAGAACCCATGACATGAAAGCGGAATAACTAAGTTGTGGGTCTGGCTGTTGCAACCATGATCGAGGGGCGATCGGTTCATCAACAAGTTCTTTTTCCACATCATCCCAACGCCTGCGATACATGCACAAAGGCGTTGATGCCAGAACTGATGCGATCAAGTCGCGACTACGATTTATAGTTCCAACCTGCATCGCCTTATCGCGCATCGTGCCTTGGATGTACGAATAGTATTCACCGATTGATTGCGCGCCAGATCCGTTGCCCGTGTAGTAAGTGCCACCTGCTGCCGCTTGAACCTTTGGTTCGTCTTGTGAGATTGCGGCTTTTGTGATGCCTTTTTTGAACAGCGCCATGTTTTTAGTTTCTCATATCTGTCGGAAGTTAGGTGGCATTGACCCTAAGACATATCCAATCCCGACGAAAGGTAAGCAAGGGTCAACGCCGATAAGACATTACCGATTCGGAACGGCAATGATGGGTTTTCCGCTAATCACAGGGCGACTGACCATCGCGGCTGCCCAAACCATGCAACGAGCCAACGCGATTTCGCCTGGGCTTCGCTGTGACGACAAAGCAATTGATGATTCGGCTTTGACGGCCACCGCGCGTTGGACATGTTCGGAAAGTTGCTTTGATCCGTCGTGAACCAACAGCGATTCAAAGATCAGGTTTTTCACGCCTTGGGTGTAACGCACAATTTCGCCGTATCCGACGATTTCTGTTCGTGTTTGATATTGGGTCGGCCAATGAATTTGGATTGACGGCGAGATAAGAAACCGCACGTTTGTTGCCGCCAATGTTGCAACCTCGGCAAGCATCCCCGAATAGGTGTCGGTCACGAAAGCCACGGTCACGGCAACTCTGCGATCGGGCAGCTGGACTGCGCGTGTTCCGAAATACCTTGAATCGTCTAATGAAACTTCAATTGCGCAAAAACCGCCATCAGGTATTGGATCGGTGTATTCGAGCGCTGGCCAAACCCCGGGTGGAATCCAACCTTGATCGCTGGCGACCCAAAGGTTGCATGATGCGCGCAAAAACTGGGCGCGGTTTGGGTTTAATGATTCGGCGCGCAACGTGTCCAGGCTGATTGTGTGATTCAGGCTGGGGTTACCCCAAACCCATGTGCTTTCCAAGTTCACATCCAACGATGGGTCAGGTGACCATTCGGCGAAATAGAAACTGGATGTTTTGTTTTGGTCTATTGCGCGCAACCCCTGTTCACGCCACCTTTTCATGAGAATTGATGCTTCAGTGCCGCTTGTACTCCACATGGAAAGCAAAGGGGATCGCCTAGCGCGCTGGGATGGAATCAAACCACCATCAACGGCTTCAGGGGAAATATCCCAGATTTCGTCGGCAACGATCAGGTCGTTTGATGTTCCGTGACCCACGTTTGGTTTCGCGGCTCGAATAGTCCAGCGCGTACCGTCAGCCATTGTGGCCGCATTGCGCCCGTAAGCCTTAACAAGTTTTGCCCCGAACTTGACTTCCAACGTGTCGGCAAGCAGATCAAACAAAGACACGGCAAGGTCAAGACGGTTTGCCGTAGTCAACACGGTTTGTTTCTGCCCCCGTATTTTGGGCATCTCTGTCAGCCACCAACCAACCAGCGCGGCCAGCGCGGTTGACTTTCCGTTCTGTCGCGCAGTAGAAACCAACGAAACACGGTTTAACAAATCCCCATTTTCGTCATGAAGTAACTGCTGATTCAAAACGTGCTGCTGCCAAGGGAACAAATCAACGCCCAAATGCTCACTAGCCCATACCCCAACCTCTGGCCCGTACGATCCAGCCGCATCAGGGCAAGGGCTTTCCAATCTCGGCTGATCCTGGCTAGTTCTGGCCAGTTCAGACCCGTTCGGGGATAAGGGAAAGCG